TTCAAGTACTAATATTGGAACACAAAGCTATACTTACGTAGCTGGAACTCCTTTTGTACCTTACGAAGACACTGAAGCTTTTGAAGCTGTGGTTATTGGATGGTTAGAAGGATCATTAGATGTTCCTGCAATGCAAGCTAGTATAGCTGCAACTATAGCATCTGAGATTGCACCAGTAAACGAAGACTTATATTTTACTTGGATGAATCCAGCACCACCTGTACCACCAGTAAAAGAAAATAAAAAAGTAACAAAAAAGGGTAAATAATATTTAGTATATTTGTAAATAAATCTAATTTAAAAAAATCTAAAATGTCAAAAAATTTAACACCAGAAGAATTAAAAAATTTACAAGATCTTAATCAAGAATTTACTCAAGTAAAATTAAGATTAGCTGATTCAGTTTATCAACAAGTTTTATTTACTAAAGACTTAGATGTTATTAAAGATAAATTTTCAGTAGTTGAAAAAGAATTAGGAGAAAAATACGGATTAAACTCTGTTATTGATTTAGTTACTGGAGTAGTAAAAGAAAAAGAAGAAGAAGAAGAACAAAGTAAATAATAATATTTATGGCAAGAATTAGCAACACATCAACATATCCAATAATAACTCCAGACGGTGCTGACTATTTTATATTGACTGATGCTGAAAATGACAATGCAACAAAAAACTGTTCTATAACTAATTTACAAAATTATTTAGGTGTAGATACAGTAAAAATAACTGTTGCTATTTCTTCTGCTAACTTGCGAGTTCTATCAACTCCATATACAATTTTAGCAACACCTGGTACAGGATATACTTACGATATAACTAACGTTTCTGTTTTTATGGATTTTAACACAACAGCATTTAATTTTGCTGCTGTAGCTAGTTTAAAAATAGGAGCTTATGTTGCTGGTGAAATACCTGTAGCTAGTTTAAATTCAACAGCTGATACTGTATATAAAATACAGCCAGTTAGCGGTACTTTACCTGCTGACACAGCTATAACCTTATCAGGTGGAGATGCTGCTGCTGGAGATGGAACTCTTTATGTAAATATTACTTACAGAAAACTAAAATTAGACTCTACTTTTTAATTGAATGGACATAAGGAAAATTTCTATAGGAGCAGACTATAAGTCTAGTGCTATGCATTACATAGCTGGACAAGAAGTTCTTGGAGGAAATTATAAAATCCATTTAATACAAAAAGATGTTGACTTAGATTCTTACAAAATTTGGATTGAAAAATCTAATGAAATTTTGTTATGGAAAGAATTTAATTCTAATATTCCAATTTCAATTGAATATAATATAAATTTCTAATGAAGTCACCTTTTTATTTCATTGTAGAACCACACAATGGAAGAAGGTATGATAATATTAAAAAGATAGGAGATGTTAACTTAATTATGAGTTCATCTAAAGAAGATCATACTGCTTCCAATAGGTTTGCAAAAGTTATTAGTACACCTCTAGGTTATACTGGAGAAATAATACCAGGAGATATCCTCCTAGTTCATCACAACGTATTTAAGTTTTATAATGATATGAAAGGTCAGGAAAGAAGTGGTAAAAGCTTTTTTAAAGACAATTTGTTTTTTATAGATATGGATCAATTTTTTATGTACAAACATAAAGATGATTGGAAATGTCATTCTAAATATGTAATGATTAAACCTTTATTAAAAAAAGATTCATATATTAAAGCTGGTAATGTTGAAGAACCTTTAACTGGAGTTATAAAATATATAAATTCTGAACTTTTAAATAAAGGATTAAATGAAGGTGACACTATTTGTTACGAACCTTCAAGCGAATATCCTTTTATGGTTGATGGCGAAAAGTTATATAGAATGTTTACCAGCAATATAACAATGGTATTATAATATGGATGTAAAACAGATAAAATTACAAATTATAAAAGCAGGTGAAAAGGCTGTTATGCAACTTATAAAAGTAGCTGAAGAACATATAATTAAATATGGTGAAGACGATGAGTTAGCTGCGGATAAATTAAAAAATGCAGCAGCTACTAAAAAATTAGCCATATTTGATGCTTTTGAAATATTAACTAGAATTGAAACTGAAAAAAATTTAATAGAAGGTATTGATGTAAAAAAGAATACCAATAACACTCAAGGATTTGCAGAAAGAAGATCTAAATAACTTATATATAAAGTTACCAAATTATATTCCTAAAAGTATTGTTACTAATAAAAACAAAGCTAAAACTTGGAACTATGGGTTTGACGAAAAATATAATGTTGTTATTATTTCTAAGTCTGGTAAAATTGGAGATGTTATTTCTATAAATGGTTTAGCAATTGCTTTACCAGTGCAACCAAAAAAAATATATAAAAGATCTGAAATAAAATTAGATCAATATTGGGAAGCATTTGAAGTTCCTAAAGTATTAAAAAAAATACCAACTATATTTCAGTGGCATCAAACCTCTACAAATTTTAAAGATGAATGGGTAGAATACATTGAGCAAGAGTTTGATAAAAGAGATGAAGGTTTTTGGTTTATGAATAATGGTCTTTCTACTTACATTACTGGTTCTCATTATATGTATTTGCAATGGACTAAAATAGATATTGGGTTACCTGATTTTAGAGAAGCTAATAGAATTTTTTATATTTATTGGGAAGCTTGTAAAGCAGATAAAAGAAGTTTTGGAATATGTTATTTAAAAATAAGACGTTCTGGATTTTCTTATATGGGAAGTGAAGAATGTGCTAATATTGCGACTATATCCAAAGATTCTAGAATAGGTATTTTATCTAAAACAGGAGCAGATGCTAAAAAAATGTTTACTGATAAAGTAGTTCCTATATCAAATAATTATCCTTTCTTTTTTAAACCAGTGCAAGATGGTATGGATAAACCAAAAACAGAACTAGCTTTTAGAGTTCCAGCTTCTAAAATTACAAAAAGAAATATGTATGAAGAAGATGACACACAAGTAGAAGGTTTAGATACTACAATTGATTGGAAGAATACTGGAGATAACAGTTATGATGGTGAGAAATTAAAATTACTGGTACACGATGAAAGTGGTAAGTGGGAAAAACCTAGTAATATTTTAAACAATTGGAGAGTTACAAAAACTACTCTTAGATTAGGTAGTAAGGTTATTGGTAAATGTATGATGGGTTCAACATCAAATGCTTTAGATAAAGGGGGCGATAATTTTAAAAAACTTTACAACGATTCTTCTACTGCTCAAAGAAATTCAAATGGACAAACTAAAAGTGGACTATATAATCTTTTTATTCCTATGGAATATAATATGGAAGGATTTATTGATATTTATGGAATGCCTGTTATCAATGCTGTTTCTAAAGAAATATTAGGAATTGATGGTGAGTTAATAAAAATATCTGCTGTACAATATTGGCAGAATGAAGTAGATTCTTTAAAAAATGATGCTGATGCTTTAAATGAATTTTACAGACAATTTCCTAGAACTGAGTCTCACGCATTTAGAGATGAAAGCAAACAGTCATTATTTAATTTAACTAAAATATATCAGCAAATAGATTATAATGATTCTTTAATAAAAGATAGGTTTTTAACAAGGGGTAATTTTAATTGGAAAAATGGAGTAAAAGATGGAGAAGTTTTATGGAGTCCAGATACTCGTGGCAGGTTTTTAATTTCTTGGACACCTAAAAAAGAATTGCAAAATAAGAGTTATATTAAGAACGGAAGTAAAAAACCAGGTAATGAGCACATTGGTGCTTTTGGCTGTGATAGTTATGATATTTCTGGCACAGTAGGTGGAGGTGGATCTAATGGTGCATTACACGGAGTAACTAGATTTAATATGGATGACGCTCCAAGTAATGAGTTTTTTTTAGAGTATGTTGCTAGACCTCAAACAGCTGAGATATTTTTTGAAGAAGTATTAATGGCTTGTGTTTTTTATGGTATGCCAATATTGGTGGAAAATAATAAACCTAGATTATTGTATCATTTTAAAAACAGAGGGTATAGAGGTTATAGTATTAATAGACCAGATAAAACTTATAATAAATTATCTAAAACTGAAAAAGAATTAGGTGGTATACCAAATTCTAGTGAAGATGTAAAACAATCGCACGCATCTTCTATTGAATCGTATATAGAAAAACACGTAGGATTAGATTTTGGTGGAGATTATAGAGACCCAGATTTAATAGGAAATATGTATTTTAGTCGTACTTTAGAGGATTGGGCAAGGTTTGATATAAACAACAGAACTAAGTTTGATGCTACTATTAGTTCTGGGCTAGCTTTAATGGCTATTCAGAAACACTTATATCAGGCGGTTAAAAAAGAATCAAAAATAAAGTTTAACTTTGCAAGATATGACAATAAGGGAAGTTACAGCAAAATTATAAGGTAAATGCAAGACGTAAAAATAGACATTAATCCTATGGGATTTCCAAGTCAGTTTGTTTCTGATTCTACAAAGAAATCACTAGAGTTTGGATTACAAATAGGACAAGCTATTCAATACGAATGGTTCAGAAAAGATGGAAATACAAATAGGTTTTATAATCAATGGGGTGACTTTCATAGATTAAGACTTTATGCTAGGGGCGAACAATCTGTTTCTAAGTATAAAAATGAATTATCAGTTGATGGTGATTTAAGTTATCTTAATTTAGATTGGACACCAGTTCCTATTATACCTAAGTTTGTAGATATTGTTGTTAATGGTATGTCTGATAGAATTTTTCAGGTAAATGCATACGCACAAGATGCTATGTCAATGGATAGAAGAAATGAATATCAGCGTATGATTGGTGCTGATATGGCTTCTAAAGAATTAATTACTCAAGTAAATAAAGATTTTGATGTAGATGCATTTGCTAGTAATGTAGATGAGTTACCTAACGACAGTGAGGAGCTTGCTTTGCATATGCAAATGAAATATAAACCATCAATAGAAATAGCAGAAGAAGAAGCTATTAATACTGTATTTGAAGAAAATCAATATTTAGAAACTAAAAGACGTTTAGATTACGATCAAACAGTTTTAGGTATTTCTGTAGCTAGACATTCTTTTTTACCAGGCGATGGAATTAAAATTGATTATGTAGATCCAGCTAACTTAGTTTATAGTTATACTGAAGACCCTCATTTTAAAGATTGTTTTTATTGGGGTGAAATTAAAACTTTACCTATTATTGAATTAAAAAAAATAGATCCTACTTTAACAAATGAAGATATGGAGGAAATTTCTCAATATAGTCAAAGTTGGTATGATTATCATAATACGTCTCAGTTTTATAATAACAGTTTATTTAGTAAAGACAGTGCTACTGTTTTGTTTTTTAATTACAAAACTACAAACACTTTTACATATAAGAAAAAAATTAATAATGTAGGGGCAGAAAAAGTTATAGAAAAAACTGATGAATTTGATCCTTCTATTGAAATGATGGAAGAAGGTAATTTTGAAAAAGTTTCTAAAACTATTGATGTTTGGTATGAAGGAGTAATGGTTATGGGAACTAGTATTGTTCTTAAATGGCAAATGGCTGAGAATATGGCTAGACCAAAATCTGCAAGTCAGAATGTATATCCTGAATTTATAGCTTGTGCGCCAAGAATGTATAAAGGCGTTTTAGAGTCTTTAGTTAGACGAATGATAACCTTTGCTGATTTAATTCAAATAACTCATTTAAAGTTACAGCAAGTTCTTTCTAAAGTAGTTCCAGATGGTGTCTTTATAGATGCAGATGGATTAAACGAAGTAGATTTAGGAAATGGTGCTGCGTATAATCCTGAAGATGCATTAAGAATGTATTTTCAAACAGGTAGTGTTATTGGTAGAAGTTATACTCAAGATGGAGATTATAATCAAGCTAAAGTTCCTATTCAGCAATTAACTGCTAGTTCTGGTCAATCAAAAATTCAAAGTTTAATTGGTACATATAATCATTATTTAAATATGATTAGAGATGTAACGGGATTAAATGAAGCTAGAGATGGATCATTACCAGATGAAAACTCATTAGTAGGTTTACAAAAAATGGCTGCTTTAAATAGTAATACTGCTACAAGACATATATTACAAGCTGGTTTAAGTATTACACAAAATTTAGCAACTGCACTATCTTCAAGAATTGCAGATGTTTTAGAGTATGCAGATTTTAAAGATGAATTTATAAATCAAATTGGAAAATATAATGTTTCAGTTTTAAATGAAATCAAAGATTTATATTTAAGTGATTTTGGTATTTTTATAGAAGTTACTCCTGATGAAGAAGAAAGAGCAATGCTAGAAAAAAACATTCAAATGGCTTTGCAAAGAGATTCTATTAACTTAGAAGATGCAATTGATATTAGAGAAATTAAAAATTTAAAGGTTGCTAATCAAGTTTTAAAACTTAAAAGAAAAAGAAAGCAAGAAGCTGAAGAAAAATCTAAAGCAGCTGCTGCACAACAACAAGCGCAGATTAATCAACAATCTCAACAAATGGCTGCACAGGCTGCAATGCAAAAGTTACAGGCTGAAACTCAAGCTAAACAACAATTGCAACAAAGTGATATGCAATTTCAAATTGAAAAAATGAGAGGCGAAGCGTCTATTAAATCTGAATTAATGCAGTTAGAATTTGATTTGCAAATGCAATTAAAAGGAGTAGAAGTTTCTGCATTACAGGAAAGAGAAACACAAAGAGAGACTGCTAAAGCAGACAGAATAAGTCAAGCAAACACAGAGCAATCAAAATTAATTCAACAACGTAAAAATAATTTAGCTCCAGTAAGATTTGAGTCTAAAGAGGATAGTTTAGATGGTTTTGATTTAGCGGAGTTTGAACCAAGATGATATAGCTTAAAAATATAATTAAATTAATACTAACTTTGTAAAAATTAAATCAAATGGAATTCAAACAAGTAAAAGAGGTTACGCAATTAGAAGCGAAATCCACACAAGAAGTTGAACAAGATCTTTTAAATAAACACGAAGAGAGTTTAAAAGTTTCTAATGTTAACGAAATAAAATCTGAAACACCAGTAATTGATGTTCCAGAAACTAATGTTGAAAATACTCAAAAGGTTAGTGAAGAGGTTTCATTACCTGAGTTAAAAGACGAAGATGTACTTTCTTATATTAAAGAAAGATATAATAAAGATATTTCTTCAGTAGATGAATTGTTTTCAGAAAAAGAAGAAAACGAACCATTGCCTGAAGATGTGTCAAAATATTTAAAGTTTAAAAAAGAAACTGGTAGAGGATTTGAAGACTTTATCAAAGCAAATAAAAGCTATGATAATTTAAATGATGATCAAGTACTGGCAGAATATTATTCTTTAACCGAATCTGATTTAGATTCCGAAGATATTAAATATCTAATGGAAGATAAATTTGGTTATGATGAAGATGAAGATGAAGAGAGAGATATTAAGAAAAAAAATATCTCTAAAAAAAGAGAACTTGCAGTAGCTAAGAAATATTTAAGTAAGCTATCGGATACATATAAAACTCCTCTTGAGTCAAGCGGGGGTTCGTTTTCGGAAGATCAACTTAAAGAATTTAATGCTTACAAGGATTACGTTCAAGAGGCTCGAACTGAAGTAGATGCCAATAAAAGAAAGTCTGAATATTTTCAGAAAAAAACAGAAGATGTTTTTAACTCTGAATTCAAAGGTTTTGAGTTCACAGTAGGAGATAAAAATGTAGTTTATTCTTCTGGAGACGCAAATGAAATTAAATCAAAACAACTAAACGTACAGACTTTTATAGATCAGTACTTAGGTGAAGATGGTTTAGTTAATGATGCGAAAGGTTGGCATAAAGCATTAAATGCCGCAATGAACCCAGATAAACTAGCTCAATATTTTTATGAGCAAGGAAAAGCTGATGCCATAGGAGATGTTTCGAAAAAAAGTAAAAACATTAATATGAATTTGAGGCAAACACCTCAATCAGCTCCACAGACAGGATTTCAAGCACGAGCAGTTAGTCAAGATTCAGGTAGAGGCTTAAGAATTAAAAGTAGAAATAAAAATAATTAACAATTAAAAATTAAAAAAATGGCAGGATCAGTAGCAGGAAATCCTACTTTTGCACTACAACCTAGTGCAGAACAGGTAGTTTTACAAACAAACTATATTACAAATTTTGATTTCTTAAATCAATATTTACCAGATACTTATGAAAAAGAATTTGAAAGATATGGAAACAGAACAGTAGCATCATTCTTAAGAATGGTAGGCGCTGAAATGCCTTCTAACTCTGACCTTATCAAATGGGCAGAACAAGGAAGGTTACACACTAAGTATATTAATGTAACTTCAGCAGCAGCTGCAGGACAAGATACAGCAGTGTTAACTATTAATGACACATTGATTCCAAACACTGGTTCAATTGCATTAAGAGTAGGTCAGACAATTATGATTTCTGACAATACAGGAGCTTCAGTTTTAACTAACAAAGCTTTAATTACAGCAGTAGATACAGCTAACGCAACTATTACTGTAGCTTATTATGAAGCAGCTGGACAACAAGTAGCAGCAGCAGTTGTAACTTCTTTATTTGTATATGGTTCTGAATTCCAAAAAGGTTCAAGCGGTATGCAAGGTCAATTAGAAGCTGACGATGTTATCTTTAGCAATTCACCAATTATCATTAAAGACAGATACGCAGTATCAGGATCTGATATGGCTCAAATTGGATGGATCGAAGTAACTACAGAAAACGGTGCAACTGGTTTCTTATGGTACTTAAAATCTGAACACGAAACAAGATTAAGATTTGAAGATTACTTAGAGACAGCAATGGTTGAAGCAGTTCCAGCAATCGCAGGAAGTGGTGTTGCAGCAATTGCAGCAGGTGTAGCTTCAGGAGTTGGTAACAAAGGATCTGAAGGTTTATTCTATGTAGTAAACAACAGAGGTAATGTATGGTCAGGTGGAAACCCAAGTACATTAGCTGAATTTGATTCTATTATCCAAAGATTAGACAAACAAGGATCTATTGAAGAAAATGTTATTTTCTTAAACAGAGAGTTTGGATTTGACATTGATGATATGTTAGCTAGCCAAAATTCTTATGGTGCTCAAGGTACTTCTTATGGTCTTTTTGACAATGATAAGGATATGGCATTGAACTTAGGATTTACAGGATTCCGTAGAGGATATGACTTTTACAAGTCTGACTGGAAATACTTAAACGATCCTACAATGAGAGGTGGATTAGAAGGTGGAAAAATCAACGGTATTTTAGTACCAGCTGGTTCAACTACAGTTTATGACCAAGTACTTGGTAAAAACGCTAAAAGACCATTCTTACACGTAAGATATAGAGCTTCAGAAACTGAAGA